GGAATTCGGATCACGCATAAAACTTATGGGATCTGCATTTCGGTAACCTACCTGTTTTTTATCCTCATTCCAGAAAACCTGAGTATACCCGACATTTAAAAGAGCTGCCCTATCCCCAGCCTGGTACATATAGAACGGTACATTATTCTTATCCCAGTCATGCTCGATGGCAACATTCATCCTCTCGCAGAAAGCAACATCTTCCTCACAGGTCGGAACGAGCTGTGCAGATTTACTGACAGTATAAAGCGAAGCAAGGATATTGCTCTTAACATAACTTATAAAGTTAGTATCAGGCAAAAGCTGATAAGGCGGGAACTTGGCTTTGATAGCTTTCCAAAGTTCACCTTTATCGGTACTGTCGAGCAGACGCATTCTGCGATGCTCTTTAAGATAGTACCGTTTGGCATAATCATAATTGTTCTTCAGTTTAGCCAGAAGCTTTTCTTCCTCCAGCTTCAATTCGATATCATTCATTCTCTACCTCCGTATCCAGCATAATGCTGTTGACAGTCTTAAGAACATCATCAATAGTTGCTCTAGTCTCCTTATCAATAGGTTCACCTTCCTGATCGAAGTTGTCCTGAATCTCAGTATAAGTGTCCAATTTATGCTCGATTTTGACCGTTAATGTCACATTTTTGCAGAAAATGAGCAAAATCAGTAATAAAATGGTCAAATATATACAGCCAATAATCATTTCCATAATAACCTCCTTATGTCCACATACTGTAAGCAATATCGTAAGGTGTCTCTGACATAGGCTTATATTCAGCATCTTCATCGTCAGATAACGCCCAGAACGCCATTTTCTTGGCTTCTTCCTTTTGTTCATTGGTGAGATCTACGCCCTGTTTGCCATAAACACCATACAGAAGATCCGCAGGATTGGCGGGCAGCTCCATAGCAATCCATTCAAGGGCGTTTATCCCGTGATTGTCCTTATCGACAGGTTTTCCTGTGTACCCACTCGCAAGAGACTCGTCAGCTTTGAACTTATAATTATCGAGTTCTTCATTGAGTCCCTTGCATTTCCTCATTATCTTAAGTTTTCCAGATTCGAAATAAGTATTAAGTCTGAAGATTCGAGCATCCACGTTGACGAACCCTGGAATGAAACTGATTCCATAATCGAGAAAATGGTCGGACAAGGATTTCTTGTCATAATCACGTTTGGGACCGCTTTTCGGATCAATGATAGGTGGACAGATCCACCCTCCAACGGGAATATCTTTTGTGAATTCGAAAAACAGTCTGCTGAGTGTTTCGATATTGTTGTCATTCGACCTGCATTCGTCATAAATGTAAAGAATCCCTTTCTCGATATCCACAGCACCCGCAATAAATACAGCATCATCCGCAAGCCCGTAGTCAAATGCAACGATTCTTCTCCAATGTTTGGGGATTTCAAAGTCATCTACCACGCATGCAGCGGATTTCGGATAAACTTTTCCCTCAGCATAAAGGAAAGATCCATAAATATAGCGGTTCACCCACCACATCGGCTTATTCTTGACGTTATTTTCTATGAAATTGTCCGGAAGAAACTCATTTGCCGATGTAGAAGTAACATGTGTGCTTATAGCGGGGTCAGCTTTGTCAGGATCCACATCATATTCATCAACGATATCCCCGTGTTTGTAAATATCGCTGGAAACAGTAAGAACATCGTTCTTTATCCAACCGGCAGACGGGTTCGATTCTATGATACCCTTCTGCCAGTTGTGCTCCAGAAGCGGAATCCTTACACCATTAGCTGCGATCTTGTACTCAATATTACCGTCTTCATCTATTCGAGGCACTGTAGCAGCAAGGTTTCGTAACCTCGTTTTCAACTGGACGAAACTTTGCTGCTTAACTTCAGATGCCTCTACTATTAAGAAGGATGTTAGGTTGTATGACCTTAACTTTTCCGGATCATCATACGGACGGTACATAATACGATGTCCGTTTATAAAATCAATGTAGGCTTTCTGAGTATTTTCTCGCTGGACAAATGCAAGCGGAAGGTCAGCCTCTATCTCACGCTTGATAGTCTGCTCATACTGTGACGCTACATTGGCTCCTATAAGAGTGTTGCCATTAGGAGTCAGGAAAAGATGCTTAAATATTTCTTCTCTGGAAGTCAGTGTCTTTCCTGAACCATACCCTCCGAAATTACCGACAAAAGTATGGGAGTCCTGATGAAATGCAAACTGATGTGCCTGAGGAACGTAAGTATTAAGATACGTATTACAGGCAGGATTAGAGCATTCCCTCCAGAATTCCGAAGGTCCTCCGTTTATAGCAACAGCGGGCAGCCATGCGGAACCACACCGGGGACAGCGTTCAAGCATCTATATATTCCTCGCAAATATCAACGATATGCTCACACAGTTCTGCAGGTATGATGCTCCTCTCTCTCGATCCTTTAAGACCTTGCGTTCCAGTCTTACTTCCGCGAGGTGCACTTTGATGACAAGGGTCACCATTATGGCACATAGGTTTGAAGTCAGGGAACGGATGGTTAGTCCATATATCCGTGGGTTTCATCCTGGTATCACCATACTGGCAATAAGTAACTGTATACCGTGGGATACCTTGCATCCAATCCATTTTTCTCATACCACCACGAGGGTTCTCAATGAAATAAAACAATGGATCAAGTTCACGAATAAGTTGAAGCATATTTTTATCTACTGCATCACAGAATTTAGCATAATCGCTAACAGGTTCAAGAACTCCGGTTTCAGGGTTCTTTTTTCGATGATGACTAATAGCTGCAATACTGAATGTAGTACAGTCAGGAGAAGCCCAGATAACATCAGGTCTGCCAAATTTCTCAAGGATTTCTGAAGCGGTAAGCTTCCCAATATCTGCATATAAGTCGATATTGTCAAAATCCTTATCCCATTCGACACTAAAAACTTCATGTCCTTTAGCTTCAAAGGCTTTACCTATACTTCGTGTTCCAGCAAATAATTCAAGAACTTTCATCAGAAGTCTTTCCTTCCCTTTCATCACATCCGTCATTCGGATTGATAGCAATATCCTTCAGAGCACATACCCAGTAATGAGTAGTACCTTCTCCACCTACTACAAGGTGTTTACATCCAAAACACTTATTCAATGCAGCCTCTTTTCAGCGATATACCTATCCGCTATCTTCTCATATTCATCGAGCATCTCATTATAGGACTTGCCTTCCCTTTCAGCTTTTTCGATTATCTGATCCTGTGCGTAAACGATAGCAGCAGCGGTCAGGTCGAACTTACCGACATCGATTTCAGGGAAAACCTTAGCGAGAAGATTAGCAAACCCATCATCTATGACATCATACATGTGGGCACGAAACTGCTGAACGTCAGGTACAGGAGTCTCATTGAGCAGTTTAGTGACTGCTCCTTCGAGGGCACACATAAGACGGGGATAAATCTCACCGAAAGTAGCGGACGATTTTCCGAGTGTGTCTTCGAATGTGACGGTAACCTGACCATCTCCATGATCTGAAATAATAATTCTCATGATAACACCTCCTGGTTGGATAATACTATATATAGTAGGCACTAGTCAATAGGAGTCCCACATATAGTGTTTTTAAAGGACAGCCCCTGTAGCAAAACGAAGAGGACGAACTTAAATAAAATTTTGAAAAACTCAGAAGGAAATTATTAAAAAAGGAAAAATATATAAAAACAGGGTCATAATAATATAGTAATATATAGTATATGGTAGATGAAGCGATTTTTAAACCCACCCCCATGTCTTATATATCGATCTTTCATCTTGTCGCAACTGATTCATTTATGAATCACATGTGATCTAATGATCTGACAAATGGTGCCCACACTGTATCACGAGCGGTAAAATGAGTGCAAAATAGTGGTTTACATTTGCCGATGCATTTTTGCATAATTTGACTTTTTCATGACCCTGATCTGTCGTTAAAAAATTTTGCCCTCATTTTTGGACATTATTTTGCATAGTTTTAACATATATTTACAAACAATATATTAATATAAAATATAGTTTGTAAATAATTGTAAGAAATAAACATAAATATGTCCAATTCTGCCCTACTTTTTTTTGAACTGCTTTTCCGGATCGTAACGTCAGTTTACATAATATTTTTATGTTTATTTCTATTTATATGGTATGCTTCGCATAGTGGGAACTCTCTGTTCCCACACCTTCCGCGTTAAGGCTTTGCCTTAACAATCCACCAAACAAGTTGTTTGGATCCCTCACTGGTTTCAAATAGGTCAAGCGAATTTTGACTGTATTTTACTTCAACCTCTGCGGGCGTACCATTCTTATGACCTATTTGAACAGGGGATGAGGGCATCCCCTATGGCAGTGCCTATAGTATGTGTATGCCATTCGTGAGCACTGCCTACCCCTATGTACGTGTACTAATGTATCAACGTGGCACACACAGCACTTTCTATTTTACCCGCACCGCGAACAACCTTGTCAATTAACGGATTTTAGCGAAAATTGCATTTTTCTCAATACAATCG